CGGATTTGCAAGCTTGTTACATCTTCAATCATCGGTTGAATTTCGTTTGATTCTGTCCAATCGCATGAGTTGCAAAGCTTCGAAAGATGTTAGTTCTTTTCGAGTCAATCGCGCCCAAGCTTCAAGTTCTGAAAATGTAAGGGCTTCGGGTCCGGTGACTTCCGCGAACCATTCCCAAAGATAAAACAAACAACCTTGCCAAGACCGGGAAAATTCAAGTTCTTTGACCGTTTTCCCGGTTGCCCTTTCGACTTGTTCGAACTGCTCGCGACGGCTCGCCTTCCCCCCTTTCGGGGTTCGGGCAAGATGAAGTTCGCCGGTTGCAAATTCTTCAAGGCTTAGGGCTTCCTTACGAAAAAAAGCCGTTTGTCCGCAATCGCCCGGTCAACTTGCTCCCGGACCCAAGGGGCTTCCGTCAAGAGCTTCCTGACGTTCCCCGGGGAGCATTCCTCCGCAAACTCCCAACCGATAACGCAAGATGCCATCAAAGCCGTATCGGCTTCGTAATTGGCGGGGGCTTGCTTGTCTTTTGGGAGGCTCAAAATCCGGGCGGATTCCTGCGAACGCAAAGCCCGCCCCGCAACAAATCGGTCGGAGCTACTGCTAACGATTCGGATTTTCTCCGGGACTTTTGAACCGTCCGGGAAGGTCAGTTCAAAATCAATCCCGGCATTTTCCGTTTCGCGGGTGAAGAGGTTGACGATTGAGGTTTTAGCTTTCGGTTTCATGGTTCCTGCGATGATAAAAGTTTGCCGCTCTTACCTATCCGCTCAAGCTTCGAAAGGCTTTTTGCGGATGATGATATTCGTTCCCGTGGTTGGGTCGAACAACGCTTGGAAGGGCATGTTCAAAACAATCGAACCCGCTCCCGAAACGTCAGGCTGGCCAGCGGTGAATTTGAGGCGGGGGATTTCAAAGATATAAGAATTGCCGTCACCGTCCGGCAATTCGAATTCAAGCGAAACTTCCGTTTCGGCGGAAAAATCATTGATGAAAGAAGCATCATCAAAATACACCCCGACGCTTCCCGTGAGGTTACTTTGACCGGCGGCGGGGAGAATCGTGAACTTGCTTCCCACAACGTTCCGGGGTTCCAAGCCGTTTGTGAGGGAAAGGGAAATTTCGGTAATGTTCCCGACCGCAATGCCGTCTTTCAGCATGGCACCCGTGAAAGCGTCAAGCGGGGCGGTTGTCGTCGGATCAACATAGGTGGAACCCGCCGGGGCTGTATTCGACGGGGCGACGCCTTCCTTGCCAAGCACGCCAAAGGTTGCGGTGACGATTGCGGCGGGGCTGACGGCAAGCGCGAGGGTGTTAATTTCAACCCCCTTGAAAAGATGATACGGCTTGCCTTCCCCGGCGGCGGCAATATCGGTGAAATGACGAAGCATGGAAAAGCTCTTGCGAGTCGTCCCCGCCTTCAAAACGGATTCATGGGAAGTAATATCGACCGCATCCCCGGCAACTTCGTTTGCAATGGTTGCGGCGGCGGTTCCGTCCGGGTTCGTGACAGTGATTTTTCCGGCGGCAATTGTGGCAATCTTGAAAGAGCCGTTGTTGCCGATAGTCGTAAAACCTTCAACAGAAATCAAATCCCCAACTTCCAAACCGGCGGCAATAAACCCGTTTGCGGAATCGCTGAAAGAATCGTCGGCAGCAGCGGCGGAAAAGGTGATTCCAGAAAGCTCCGACTTGATGGCGAAGCTTGCCATCAAAGCCCCTTCCAGCAAGTTGTCGTAACTTCCAAAGGAAAGCTCCCCTCCGATTTCACCGGCAACGCTATGCGTTCCAAGTCGGAAGTCGGCAATCTGACGATCCGCCCGAAGTTCGGCACTTTGAAGGCTTGAGCGGGAAACGCCCAAAGTCATTGATACATGACGCAAAGTTTGAAAAACCGGATTGTCAATGGTTATTCCATAGACGGCTTCCGGGACGATGAATGCGGCGTGACGGGCGGAGTCGGACATAATGATTTAAGTTTGCTGTTATCGTGAAACACGGGATTGCCAGAGAATCGTGAAAGTTGTTCTATGAAATCCATTGACCTTGCGCCCCGACCCGCTTTTTCCGGCGGAGGTAATCGTTACGCCGACCCCTTCATAATCCAAACGGGTGCCAGCCTTCAAGGCCAATCTAAGGGTTTGAAAATCCGCATCAACATTTCCTTTCCCGGACCCTTCGGGGATATTGATGTCAACTTGCGCAAAGCCGGTGAAAGCGTCTTGCCCAATTTCGCCCAAAGTTGCAACTTCGGGGACATTCGGAACAAAAGAAAAGATATACCATTTTGCTTTTCCGGCGGGGTCGAAAGATTGGTTTTCCAAAGCCGTCAGGTTTGCAGCGGTCGGAATCGCCGCGAAGAAAGCCGCCCGCAAAGCCTTTTCAATTTTCGCCGGATCGCTCATGACGTTTTCAGCTTGCGAAGTTCCGCTTGAATGAGCAACCGGAAACGGGCGACGTTGCGGCGAAGCATCCCGGCGGGAGCTTGGGACGAATGCCCGTCATATTCAATTCGTTCCGCGTAGGGCAAAGAATTTGACAAATAAATATCAGTTTCAAGCGTTCCCGCTTTCACGGCTTCGGGGATCTTGCGGAGGGTCGCGGCGAAATCCACGCTTTCGCTTGTGGAAATGTCGGGATTCCCGATTGATGTATTCCAATTTGCCCGGAGCCTTCCCCCAACGTATCCTTCGGGAGCGATAATGTTATTGCTTCCATCATCGTCCCCGTTTTTCCCCTCATTGATTTTCCACAAGTCCGGGTTGCCAACGGGGGAATCTTTGATGACGGCAGAAAAAAGCTTGACGGCAACCGCCCGTTTCAGGCTCAACACCCGCCCGAAGGATTTGGTTGAAAACTTGATAATATCTTTTTCCGGGTCTTGGCTCATTTTTTGACAACGCCAAGGGTGTAAAGAATTGGAATCCCGGCAGGGTTCAAGTCCCGCATTCCGTAAACTTCCCAAGACGAACCGTCGAAAGAAACAACATCCCCCGCTTGAGGGGTAAACGGTGCATTCAAAGCCGCCGCCGTGATTACCCGGGCGGCTCCGCGAATCATCGCTTCAATAAACTTTTCCCCGAAGCTTTCATATTGCGGGGTTTTCACTTTCGAGAAAACAACCCCGGCAATGGTTCCGCTTGAAACTGTCGAAGATGTTTCTTCGCCCGTCACGTTGTCGAAAACCTTGACCGTTCGCGAAATTGGCAGCAACCCCCCCGCCTTCAAAATCGAAGCGTAAGCGGATCGCGCATTGTTCGCATAATTAGCCATGATATATCAAGCGCGAGTGACCCGCAAACCTCCGAAGCCGCCAGTTTTCAGAACGGGGGCGAGGAAGGCACGAACCTTCGAAAGAACGGGTTGCGCGGCTCCGCCGGAACCCGGTGCGTATTCGGTTTCGAGAACGTCGATTTTCTCCCGGATGACTTCGCGCCCGTCGCCCGTTGGCATCAAGTCCAAACCTGCCGCCGATTCAATCGCAAGCTGACATTGGGCTTGTTTGATGATTGCGGGGATCGTGGTTTCAGGAACTTCCCAACCGTCGATTTCGACCCCTTCCCTTGGCCATTGAAGGGCTTGGGTTTCGGGGGCAACCTTGCTCCCCACAAATTCAGCCCGGAGGCTTTCAAGATAGTCGGTTGCCCGGATGCAAGCCGCTTCAATCTCCGCCGTTCCCTCCGCATCATTGGCGGGGACAACGGAAGCCCGGGCGGCGGCATACGCCCGGACTTCCTCAACCGTGACAAAAGAATTTGCCCCCGCAACCAAGGAACCTGTTTCAATCACAAGGGGCATATCTTCGTAACGTCAGGGTTGAAATATGTTATTCGGCGGCAGTTTCGCCCGCTTCCTTGTGGGATTCCCAAAGCTTGCGCAAAGTCCGCTCTTGCGCGTTCGGGTGGAATTCGACCCCGGCGGCGGTCAAAGCCGCCACAAGCTCCGCCTTGTCGGCAGGTTCGGAGGCGGCGGCGATGGCTTCCGCCTTTTCCTGCTTTTCGGCGGCAATCTTGGGTTCAAATTTTGCACGGGCTTCCTTCATGGACATGCCCCGGGAAACCGCATTGCAGATTCGCAAATCGACGACTTCGCCGGATTCGACATGTTGGCTTTCTTCGCTCATGATATATCAAGTTTGATGTTGGAAGCGGTCAGCCGTTAGGGGGCGGTGAATTGCGCGGACTTCACCCAAGTTGCCGTTGCGGTCGTCATCCGGGTCGGCGTGAAATACAAATATCCGTTGTAATAGCGAAGCTCTTTCGCTTGGCCAAGCGTCCCGCTGACTCCGCCCGCGAAGGTCGCCGCCCCGAAAGCCGCGTTTGCGCAAGTTTCGGTTGATGTTAGAGCGTTGCCGCCAGCCCCGGCAGTCTTGGCAACGAAAAGTTGCGTAGTGTCGGCATTGGTCGTTGCGGTGACGGTCGGATGAATCACGGTCGCCGCCGCGTAGGTTGTCCCGCCCCCTGCCGTCAGGTTCACGGCGGATTTGAGGTTGTCCAAAGAGGCGGCAGCGTTGGCACCGATCAAGACGTTTCCGGCGACGTTGGTTAGAGTCGTTTCGAACGTGTAAACAACTCCCCCGATTGTGACGGTTTGGCCATTGGAGAAAACCCCCGAAGCGGTCAGGGTTTGACTCGCGGCAACCGCGTTCACCGGGGCGGCAGTTGCCACAACAAGCAAGGCGTCGATTGTGGCGTTGATGGCATCGGAACCGACTTCGCCCTTTTTCAGCGGCTCCGAACGAAGCGGAATCGCAAAGGCGAGAATTAAGGCAAGAAGAATGAAGAAATAACTTTTCATGATGTTTGAAGATTGATGTTTGAAAAAAGGGGCGGAGGTTTGACCCCCGCCCCTTTGGGGAACTTGTTGGAATTCCCGACGTTTCGCTTAGTCGTTCACTTTCAGGAACGCGAGGGGAATCGCCTTGCGGTCGATAACCCGGTTCCAATTCGAAGCCGTCGCAAGTTCCGCATAGGTTGCGGTTTTCC